GGCAAGCCATCTCTTTCCATTATCTGTAGACATTACTGCCAATTCACGGCACTTTGATTTACCTAGTGGCAAATAGTAGAAAATGTGTAATCCTTCAGATGGTGTTGTTTCCACGCATCCACAAAGTTTATCGTGTAGTTCTTTGCTAGTTGCTTCCAGGTCAGGGAGGAAGTCAATTGCTACCTTTGGGCAATCAATATCAAGGCACTCAAGATCCTTGTTTTTACCAACAACTGGGCCACAGTTGATGGCGATCCCTGCTACATTTGCGTGACTGAAATCTATCTCAATTTCAAGGTCTGATAGCGGGTTAGCTCTAAGCTCAACTATGCGGTTAGTTCGCTTAATTACTGGGGTTTTATCGACCTTAGTCGAGAAGACTGATAGCCCCTGTTTACGAACTCGCAAAGCCTGTTTTTTTATTTCTTCCAAGGCACACCTATTCCTTTGATTTTGTTGTTAAATTGGTTAAGATAATGATGCTGGGTCTGCTTCCTCCCAGCACAGGGGGAGTGGTTTCACCCTTTCGCCATTCCCCCGCCTATTACTCGATTGCTCTGAAAGGAATAACTATCGATATGATAGTACCCCTTTTCATTTATGTGTGCTTTAATAGCAGTTGGTTTGGGAATGGTATCTAACCACTCTTGGATTTGCAAGCTTTCTTTATTCATGTTCCAATGCTTATCTGGTAAACCTTTTGCACCAACAGACTTAAGCCATTTCCAAACTATAAATTCTAATCCATGCTTAAGAGAGTGATAGCATCGAATTAATTTACCTTCAAGCGTTTCGTGTGTTTCGAGTATACAAGGATCTGATGCAGGAGTCTTGCGATAAATTGTGTATCCAGTAGCTACGATTTCATATTGCTTTGGTTGTCTTCCAGCAAGTATTTCGCCATTAGTTTGGCTCGCAGAAAGTTTCTCAGGGAATAAAGATTCTTCCTCTTTAGGTTTGAAATAACCGCATGAAGGACAAATGATATTGCCAATCCTGTGTATGAGATTACATGAAGGGCAACGCTTCACTTTAGCTGCTGGAAGTTCAATGCCTTGAGCATCAACTACAATCTGATCGATGCAACCATGTCTCAGAGCGTTATCACCGAAATCAAGTATCAAACAGTTCTCTTTATCTGGAGCTAATCGAAATCCCCGCCCTACCATTTGATACCACAACCCCTTTGACATCGTTGGCCTCATCACCACAACGCAATCAATCCCAGGGGCATCAAAACCTGTGGTGAGAACAGCTACATTCACAAGCCATTTAAAACTGTTAGCCCGAAATCCATTAATCAAAAAGTCTCTAATCGTTGAATGCGTTTCGCCTGTTATCATGTTTGCTGATTGGCCCTGCTTCTTTAATTCATTAAGGATCATTTCAGCGTGTTTAATCGATGAGGCAAACACTAACACAGATTTTCTTGAAGATGCTTTTACGATTGCTTCTTTAACGCTGGATTGAACAAGATCAGAGTTTTCGAGAATAGCATCAAGATCCTTTGAAAAGTATTCACCCGCTCTAATGCGAACATTTTTTAGGTCAGGTGAATCGCTTGTACCCATTGTTACTAGCGGAGAAAGAAAACCTTCATCAATCAAATCCCTGACCCCGATTGCGTAGCAGCAATTATCAAAGGTCTTTTCTTTATGCCCAAAAATGATTCCGCTCTGAAGTCTGTAAGGTGTTGCAGTTAAGCCAACAACTTTTACTCTAGAGTTAGATATCTTTGCCTGAGATAAAAACTTTCGATACATAGTTTCTTTGTTCTGGCTGATCAGATGACATTCATCAATCATAATGAAATCCAGATAACCAAAGTCAGCACCCTTTCTGTACACACTTTGAATCCCTGCAATCGTCAAAGGTTTTACTTCCCTTCGTTTCAATGCAGCGGAGTAAACTCCGATTGACTCAACAGGAAGACCTGTGGTTGTGGCATAATGTGTACAAGTCTTGGAAGATTGCTCAAGCAACTCTTTAACATGACTGAGAATCATTCCCCTGCAATTAGGATTGGCCTCGAATGATCGTCTGATTATTTCAGCCATGACTCTAGTTTTCCCGCCACCAGTTGGAATAACTATCACGGATGATTGCCCAGGGCGATCATGCTGAAATTCAAATAGCGAATCCACCGCATCTTGTTGATATTTTCTAAGCATTATTCATTACCCCCAAATTCTTTTATAAGTCTTTCCCATTTATAATCTGACCAATTATCAGAATCGTGGTAACTTTTATTTAATCCCCAAAACCCTATTGATCCATAAAGAGTCCATGCTAAAGGAGATGGTATATAAGTTACTGCATTTATTTTTTGAAGAAAAAGTATTCTTGTTTCCCATCCTCCCCAATAATTATTGTATCCCTTATAAAAATCTCTTTTGTAAGAGTTTCCAGAATCAGCTAAAACCTGTTCTGTGCAATAATATTTGTAACCCGCTGCTGTAGGAAAAGATTCATCCCAACAACCATAATCAGAAAACAATTGCCTTTTTAACCCTTCTCTGTTTCCTACTTTTTTGTAAATGTTTCTATATGTTGTTATCCATCCTTTTATTTCCCTTACAAGTCCTTTTAATGCTAAAACATTTAAAAATTCAATTTCAAATTCTTTTTTGTGAGTGTCTTGGAAATCCTTGTGTATTTCCATTATTTTTAAAATACTCTCAATTGTTTCATTAACGATATGTGCGGTTATTTCTTGTTCATCAGAAAATGGTTCTTCAAGTTTGTCAATATGGTCTTCAAAATCACCAAATTCTTCAAATTTTTTTCCGTAAAAAACATTAAATCCAGACCTATAAAATACAGGTGGTTTAAAAATTTTATCCATGTCGATTTCATTGTAATCATCTTTGTATAAAAATATTCTTCCCATTATCATTTTCCAATAATTATCAAATCCTTTTTTGCAATCCTCTTTTTCAAATTCAATTTTTTGTTTTTTATTTTTTTTTACCATTATTTTTTGAACATCTAGTAAATCTTTATATTCTTTTTCATCAAGAGAAATCGGGTATTCATCATCACTAAGCCTGGCAATAATGTTGTCCAACGCTTTTTTTATTTTTCTTGTTTCACTATCATTCATCACGCTCTCCCTAATTTTGAGTACCCAAGAATCAAATTCGTTGCACCATAGTTATCCGTTGTTTCGCCTATTTCGACAAGAAAAGGTTTGTCCACAAGTTCTTCTGGTTTCATCACAGTAGTAATACCGCATGATGAAGCCAGTCGAGCTAGCTTCCTTCTTGAGTCCGCACGAAACTTTGTGTCAGTCGAAAAGATATGAAAATTTGCATCTAATGCCCTGCCTTGCTGTGATCCTTGAATGATTTGCATATCGCAAGCAAGGTATTTGTTTCCCGCTCTGGATGTCTTAATCTCCGCTCGCATAATACGAGCGGAGTAAGTTCCAGCGGGAATAGGTTTAGTTTCTTCGGGGTCGAATAAAGGTTCATCACTCATTGATTAAGCTCCAAATAAGGTAGGTTGATTGCTAACAGGCTTCTTCCTTTTAATCGGAAAGCTAACAGGTTTAATTCTTTTTTCTTCAACCCTTTGAACTGGATCTGTTTCAATCGACTTCAAAACTCGAATACCATTGTCATCTTCAATGATTAATCTGGATGGGGTTCTTGGAGTCCACAAAGCTATATCAAGAGCATCCTCTAGACAATCTGGGTAATCAGATTCAAAAGTGTTTTTCCAAGATTCCTTGTTTGACCAACTGGGCGGGAAGTTGAATTTTTCAACGATAGGTTCTGGGTCGACTGTCCAATGATGTGCTATTAGTTGACCATCTTCAGTAGACCAATCTGTATCAACAACTGAAGCAATCCGTGAGCGATACATTCCTCTTCGCTCTAGTGTTTCAATAAAACTTTTTTCACCAAAAGCATTTGTAACCGCTGCTCGTAACTCAAAAATATTGGCAATAACTTCCATGTCTACCACTCCTTTTTAAACTTAAGATTTACATCCATTTTTTCGATTACTGGGGAATCAGACATTAAAGTTGTCGATGCCCCAGTTTCTATCGAATTCCTTGCTCCCTGACATCCAATCAAGAAACACAAACCAACCAAAATTATTTTACTCATGCTGCACCTCCTTACCTTTCTTATCGGTTGCTTCCAAGTGCAACATGAGCAAAGATTAGACAGCTTTCAAGAACTTTTCTACATTTTCGTAAGTAGAACCGTTTTTTTCGCTGTTTTTGATTTTAACCACACAGGCCTGACCAATGATGTTAGTCAGGGTCATCCGATCTAATCCAAGAGCAGCATCAAGACTCTGCCTTAACTTTGCATGAATACTGCAAACCTGTGGGTTAGGGTGACCGTCTTTGATATACAGCGTAAAGGTTTTGTACCTTCCTTGCATATCATGTGGAGCATCGATCTGACAACCAAGAGACAACCATTTTTTGTCATCCTTAGTGCGGACTTCCGCTTTGGTAATGATTACTGGATATTCCCCTGGAGGAAGAATATCAGCCTTTAAAAGCTCTTTCGCTTCATCTTGGCCAAAGATTTCAAATTCATCACTCATAACTACTTACCTTTCTTAGAAAAAATTTCATTAACCTTAGTCACAAAATTGTCAACAGTCATCGTTCCAGTTACCCCTGGGATTCTGGATTTCGCAGTCAGTCCACCCCTTGGTGTTACCGTAATCGTTCTGCGTACTTCGTTGCCGTCTTTGCGAATGATAGGCTTGCCATCATCACCAACCATCAAATCAATCTCAACGAACCCAATTAAGTCTGCCCAACTGGTTACCCATTCGGACATTGCTTTGTCAGCACGAACACCGAAAGAAGCATATTCGCCTCTTGTTGGGTCATTTACAGACTTTACTGTTGAATGACACAAAAAGTAAACACCAAGATCCTTCTTTGCATTAAGGCTATTAATCAGCAGAGACATCTGCGTTACAGACTCCACAAGGCCTTTACCATACCCACCGCAAGCTAGCACGATTGACGATGCTCCAGATGTTTGGCAGATGTGCTGGTGAAGCAATCTTTCCAAAGCAGTCAAAGAATCGATGACAATATTTTCATAAACAAACTCTGTAGATGTTACGATTTCTTTAATCGTAGCTACAAATTCTGCCCATGTTTTTATTGACACGCAATCAATGTCTATGCCTGAGATACCACCCTCTACATCAAGAAACAAAGCTTTTGTAAGCTTCGATCCCATCGTAGATTTCCCCGAACCTTCAGCCCCGAAAACAACTGCTTTCGGTTTGTTAAGCTGGCCAAAACCAACAGGCTTCCCAATTTTCATGTTAACCTCTTCCTTTAAAAGTAACTTCAAGCTCGTACTTCTTTAAGCCGTGATACAACGATATCACTTTGACCGATTCAA